GTTAGCATCTCTCTCTACTTGGAACATTAATCCTTTGAATCTTTCAACAGACCATCTTCCGTTTGAGTCAGTATCTAAATCAAAGATACCAGCAGTTGTTGTGTTGATTGTTGCGTCCGAGTTGTCGTTATCAGCAGCACCTACTTCAGCAGTTCTGTAAATTGATCTTACAACTTCTCTGTTGATCTCAGCTAAGATTTCAGCAGATAGGATGTTTGATAATTCAGTTTCAGCGTCTAAGCCGTGAATTGCTTTAAGGTCTTGCGCTAACTCCATTGTGTACTCAGCTTTTAGAGCTCTGCTTTTTGCAGTCACAGTTGATTTCTCAATTGAGAATGCCATTTCAGCAAATTCTGAAGCGTCTGTACCGTGGCCTAAGCCCTCAGCAGCAGCAGTTGACATACCAGTACCAGTAGTGTAGTTTGGTCCTGCACCTGGAATTGGAGCGTCATTAAGCACAGCTGGGTTTTCACCAGAGTGTGCAGTTGATGAGAATCCGTTTGCACTAGATCCCGCAGCTGATCTACCAGAAAAATCTGTATCAGCTTCTTCAAAAAGAGCTTCTGTGCCAGATTGGCTTGAGAATCTACTTCTCATAGCAAATATAAGACCAGTTGGTCCTGACATAGGTTGAACGCCACAAATATCGTAAGCGATAAGATTAGGCATTGCTCTTCTTACTAGGGAAATAAGAATTGGATTCCAGTTTTGTATAGAAGAACCAGTAGCGTTTGATGGAGCAGATTCACTCATAAACTGAGCGTCTTCTTTCAAACTTTTCTCTTGGTTTTCTAGTACAACAGAAGTGACTGCTCTTTTATAACTATCGTTGATCTTTGGAAGATCAGGATGGTCTAAAACAGGCTGCCACTTGTTTTGTATAGATTCAGATAAAAACATTTTTGTTTTCTCCCTCTTTCTTATTTACTTTAGTTTAAATTTAAACTTACTAAAAAGTCAAAACTAGTATAACTTCTTAGCTTGGTTTTTACTAATTGCAGCTGTGTATGCAGCCATTGACTCAGATAAATCAACATCTGAAGTCATGTTCTCTGTTGCAGCTACTTCATTAGATTCAGTATCACTTGCTTTCTGAGCAGGGAAATAAGAGTTCTTTAGAGTCTCTACTTTTCCTCTGTAATCAGCAGCATCCACATACTCAATACTTTCTGCTAAACCTTTAAGTTTTTCTTTTTCAGTTTCAGCAAGATCACTAGATACGTCATTTATAATTTCATCTCTAGCAAATTCGCCAATTTTCTGATTTAACTCAACATTAGCTTCTAACGTCTTGTTCATATCTTCTTTTAACTTAACGATTTGTGCAGCTTGATCCTCAACAACATCAAATTTACTATCTGGTAAATCAATGTAGTGAGTTTCAAAAAGTTTTTTCATACCACCGATAAAGTCTTCAGTAATTTCTGACTTTAGACCTTTTTCGATAGCTAATTCGTTGTCTTTCATCCAAGATTCAACAACGTAATTTAGATAAGCGTCAACTTTTTCTACGATTTCTTCTTTAGTTTCTTCAACTTTTTCAGCAACCTTAGTTTCGTATTCACCTTCTAATTTTTCAATTTCTTCTACAAGTTTTGCTTTAACAGCAGACTCGAATATTGTAGCAGCTTTTGCTTTAAACTCTTCCGATAGTTCTTCACCATCTGTAAGAGCAGCAACATCTTCTTTCATATCCATGTCTTTTACTTTGTCTTTTGCAGAAGCTTTGATTTCTTTTTTCTCGTCATCATGCGAAGCTTCTTTCACTTCTTTTTCATCATCTTTTTGAGCTTTAAGTTCTTTTTTCTTTTCATCATCATGTGAAGCTTCTTTTACGTCTTCTTTGTCTTTTTGAGCTTTAAGTTCTTTCTTTTCACCATCGTGAGCAGTTTCTTTTTTCTCTTGTGACTTTTTAAGAGCGTCTAAAGCAGCCTTAGGCATTTCGCCTTCGTTCATTTCTTTTTCTTTATCAACTTGAGCTTTCAATTCGTCTTTCTTATCAGCCATTTCTTTTTTCATTTTTTCGATTTCTGCTTTAATCATTTCTGATTTTTTGTCTTCAGCTTCTTTCATGTCATCTTTTTTATGAACACTTGCGTTCATTTTTTTGATGTCAGCTTGTGCTTTCATCATTTTTTCGTCTTCTTTCTCGTCAGCTTCTTTGACTTCTTCCTTATCTTCATAAGTTTCAGATTTAGGTTTCATGTCATAACCAGCTTTAAGAGATTGCATTGGCTCAGCAGGTTTTGCACTTTTTTGTTGTGGGTCACCAGTAATGTGATTAACCCCTTGTGCGAAATCAATTTTGCCATCAGTTGGGCTTGTGACAGCCTTTGTGATAACATTCTGAATAGTTGCCCCTAAAGATTTAGGTGCTTCTGCTGGAGCGGCATTTTTCTTAGGCGCCATTGCGTCTGTTTTACCGTTTTCCATTTTACTTTTCCTCTTAATATTAATGTTAATTTGCAATAATGGACTAAAAAATAGTCAATTATTATTTATAAAATTACAGCTTTTTAAGAAAGTTCTCAAACACAATAGCGTTTTTCTCTGCTCTTGCGATTCGTTCTTTACTCTCAACCTGTAATTTTAATTCTTTAACCTGTGCTTCTTTCAAAATCCCATTATCCCAAATCCATTCTTTGCCTTCCATAATGCCTTCTACAAAAGCGTCTGGAGCAGATGGATCAGCAACTATATCAGCTGCTGTCGCAAGGTAAAAATCGTTATTGACTACATTGGCACCTTGACTGTTTGATAGTGTGCCCATACCTCGGGAAGAAACGCCTAATCTTGCACCTTCATCTATAAGTGATTTCACAATTTTCCCATATGGTGTGTCTAGGACTCTTGCTTCTCCGATAAAATTATTGCCTTCTGGATACAGAGCTTTGATCATGTGTGATACTCTTTCTAGGTTGACGGTAGGACCATCTGGATGACCTAGTTCACCGAACGCTCTGTTTTTATTAATAAATTCTCTGTTGTATCTTACAACTTCTCTTTGAAGAATCTCTTTTGGATACATTCTACCATTTTTGTTTTTAATGTCAGATTGCATAAAGATACCTTTGATGGCATAGTTTTTCTTGCCATTAGTTTCTTCTACAATGTATTCTGCATCTGTGATTTCTTCGGTAATTAGCTTCATAAGTATCTATCTCTTAATTTCTCTACTAATATTTATACAAATTTTTATCTAAACTCGGCAATAATCGTGTAATTATCACCATTTGCAAAATTCTTTGTAGATAGTAAAACATCACCTGTTGGTGTTGTTGAGTTGTTTGTAATCTCATTACCATCTGCTCTTAAATCCCAAAAACCGTGACCAGACAATAAAACTGCGGTAGCGTTTGTTGCGCCATCCCATATTAGTTCTACTGCTGATTTACTGTCTGAAGTATTAATAGACCAATATAACTTTGATATTTTTCTATTACCATCTTCAGTCATAAAAGTTAGTTCAGAAGCGTCAACTTTTTTAACTAAAGTTTCTCCTGTACCATCAGAAAAATTTGTGAGTTTAGTTGTAAATTTAACACCTGAAGTATCTGCGATTGTTAAACTTGAAACTGTATCAGCCATTTGTAAATCCTTTTTCTTTTCTAAATTCTACTATTATATTATAAGTTGTCACATTACTATCAGACGAAACAAGCACATCACCTGTTGGGTTTACAAGTGATATGCCTGTATCTTCTTGTTTAATTCTTGGTTCGTCTTTTTTCAAACCATAATTACCACGTCCACTAAATTGTGTTGCAACTTCTTCATCTGTTTCAGCGTCAAAGAAAAAAGTTAAATTTCCTGACCCTAATATTTCATAATAAAGATGTGCGATTGACAAGTTAGGACTTGACGTTGCGCCTGATAATTTACTTGCGTCTAATAATAAACTTTTAGTTTCACCACCTAACCCATTAGCTTTTACAATAGTTTTAAAATTATCATCAGCTAGAGTTGTAGTAGTGATCGCCATTATTAACTATAATTAAAATTATCTTTTACTACTTCTATTACAACATAACCACTTGCACTTACAGTTGTGATTGAAATATCACCATCTGTTGCGTGATTAGCTGCACCTGCTGTGTTTACAATTGTACCTGCATTATAAACATCACTACCTGATATAGTGATTGCATTTTCAGATGATGACCCATTCTTAATAAACTTTAATGTTGCGTAGCCTGTTAAACCGAATTTTAATCCTCTAATTTTTAACTGCCCATTGTTTTGATGAGCGTCTAATCCAGAAGCGTCAACTACGGTTGTGGTAGCGCTATCATTTGTAAATTCAACTAATACTTTTGCAAACCCTTTTGTGTCAGATAGAGTTCTACTTGTTATTGCCATATGCTATTCCCTCCCCTTTATCTTCTTAAAATTGTTAATGTTTCTTTATCAAAATAATTCATTAAATCTTTCACATTTACATTATACATTTTAGAGGCCGCTTTGACATTTTTTTCAAAGTCAGCAATTACATCTGCTGATTTATCAGCAGCTCTAAAAACCATATCTACAGCCTTCTTCATCTTAGGCGATAATTTATTATACTGCCTAGTTCGCTTGTAGTCGTTGCTGTCAGTAATTATTTCTTCTTTAAATTTACTCAGCGTCTTGTTCACTTGGTGTTTCCTCTGCAGGTTGTTCTATGTTCTCACCAGAAAATACATCTGCCTCAGGTGCTTCTACACCTTTAACTCCTGTAAACATAGATTTTGCCACATCAGTTTTAGCGTCATCTAAAGTAGCACTAACTTTGTCTGCCATTGCGTCATTAAAGTTTTTTTGTGCTTCAGCATTGTCGCCTTTATCCAAGTTATCAACGAAATTTTTTAAACTTTCTTTACTCATCTTTTATCTCCGTTTCATTATCTTTAGGTTGTTCTTCAGGCTCTTCTTTTGGTTGTTCAGCCTGTATTTCACTATCAATTTGTTTTTGTTCTAACTCATTTTGTTTTAATATTTTTGATCTTACATATTGATGACTATAATACTTACCAACATATTGTTCTAAATCTCTAGCAAGATTAACTCTTTCTCTCATCATCTCACTATGTTTTAGTTCAGCAAAATATCCATCTTGTAAGTAAGTGTATGTAATATCATTTTGCATATTGTCCCATTCTTCAGGAGCAATAACACCTTTTAAAACAAGTTGTGTTTTTAATAGATCATGGAATAACATACAGAATTTTTTTCTTAATCTGCCTACAAATTTAGTAAACTTAACTTCATCTCTACTAATTTCAGCTGCACGACCAAGGTTAAATCCTGATCCACTTTCTAATCTACTAATTGGTACGTTTAGAGAACGATATAGTTTTCTTTGGAAGTATTCTATATCTTGTATCTCACCTAGGTTTTGACCACCAGGTAAAGTTGTAATTTCAGTTCCTCTACCACCTTCTCTACGAGGTAACCAAAAGTCTTCTAACATACTCATATAGTTTCTGTCATCTCTTATTTCACCTGTACTTGCGTCATATACAAGTTTGTTTCTATATCTAGCCATAACATCTCTTAAATATTGTTCAGCTTTAATTTTAGGTAAATTACCTACATCAATATAGAATATTCTTCTTTCAGGTGCTCTAGCAATTCTGTATATTACAACAGCGTCTTCAATCATTCTTAATTGATTGACAGGTTTAATTGCCTTATGTAAATAAGATAAAACTAAATTATGTGTTTGGTCAATAAGACCAGAAGGGCAATATGCGATTGCGTCTGTAGCAATCTTTAATCCACCTACGTTTGAAGCTGCTGTAGGATGTATTCCCTTTTCATTATACATAAAGTATTCCTGAAATTTATCAGAAAAAGAAAAAGAACCTGGTACGCCATCTACTCTTTGTTTTCTTACTTCTCTTATCTTTTTAATCTTTCTAGGATCAATGTATCTTAATTCTGTTATCCCTAATCTTGGTGAGTCTTTATCTATAATCTTATGATAATAAACTCTACCATCAACATACCATCTTCTAAAGATGTCATGTCCTTTTATATCAAAACTTAATAGTTTAAGTACCTCTGCAAATGATTCTCTCATTTTCTTTTTGATTGAATCACTATAATTTACTTTACTTAAATCTAATTGTACTGATTGTTGATTTTCATTAGAAACTATTGCTTCTGAAACAATATCTTCTATTGCAAGGTCGCACTCGGGATGTAGTGCAACTTCTCTATATCTTCTTATTAAGTCTAGTTCATTTCTAGCGCTTACATCAAACCCACCATAAGACGCAAAATACCCACCAGCGGGGACGGTTTGTGTTCCGTCTTCCGCTTGTGGTGGTACTATATTTTGTCTTGGATCAGTTTGACCGCTAGTTAAACGCTCTA